GACCTTGAGAAGTCGAGCTTTTCTAATATAGAGCAACAATCCCTTGAGTTTGTGAAATACACTCTCGACCCGTGGATTATCCGATGGGAGCAATCTATGGCAAGAGTGCTTTTTTCTACTGACGAGAAAAAGGAGTATTTCATAAGTTTCAATCTTGAAGGTCTGCTGCGTGGTGATTACCAAAGCAGAATGAGTGGTTACTCCATTGCGAGACAGAACGGCTGGATGAGTGCTAACGATATCCGTGAGCTTGAGAATCTTGACCGCATTCCTGCCGAGCAAGGTGGTGACCTTTATTTAATTAACGGCAGTATGCTTCCGCTTGGAAACGCGGGAGCTTTTGCAAATTTGAATTCAGAAAAGGAGGAAAACAACCAAGATGAAGAAGTTCTGGAACTGGACGAACAGCACGGAGACGCAGACGAGGACACTTCACCTCAACGGAACAATCGCCGAGGAAAGTTGGTTCGATGACGATGTCACACCACAGCTTTTTAAGGATGAACTGTATTCCGGGGATGGAGATGTTACTGTTTGGATTAACTCTCCGGGCGGTGACTGTGTTGCTGCAGCACAGATTTACAATATGCTAAAAGATTATAACGGAAATATCACCGTAAAAATTGATGGCATTGCAGCATCGGCAGCATCAGTTATTGCAATGGCAGGCACAACAGTTTTGATGTCTCCCGTTTCGATGCTTATGATTCACAACCCTGCAACTCTCGCTTTCGGTGATGCCGGGGATATGAAAAAAGCAATCGAAATGCTTAATGAGGTCAAAGAATCCATTATTAATGCTTATGAACTCAAGACAGGAATGTCAAGAGCAAAAATATCGCACCTTATGGATTCCGAAACTTGGATGAATGCATATAAGGCAGTTGAGCTTGGCTTTGCTGATGACATCCTCTTTCGTAATGCTGACGAGGATACAGATGACGATGACGAAGAAAAGCTCGAAATCGGAAAAGAAACCGAGGAAGAGCCGGAACCTCCCACTCCTGAAAAAGAGGATGACGAGGAAGATGAGGAAAAGAAAACACCACCGACTCCACCGACAAAGCAGAAGGCGGATGCGATGATGTTTTCTCGCAAAACTGCTGATAATGCCTTGATGACAAAAATCTCAAAGCATTATAAAGAGACCCCGGCAACACCTACAAACAAAGGTCGTTCCGTAAACGAACTTATGGAACGATTAAATCTTATGAAAAGATAATTTTAAGGAGGATTTATACTATGAACATTATTGAAATGCGTAACAAAAGAGCAAAGGCATTTGAAGCGGCAAAAGCATTCTTGGAGGCACACGCTACTGACGGAATCCTTTCTGCTGAAGATAGTGCTACATACGATGACATGGAAAAGAGCATCAAAAAGTACGATGAAGCAATCGGCAGAATGGAAAGGCTCGAAGCAATGGATGCCCAGCTTTCAAAGCCTGTGTCTGCGCCTATTACCGAAAAGCCTGTAAAAGCTACCGAAGATGTCAAGACGGGTCGTTCTTCCGACGCATACAAAAATGCGTTCTGGAATCAGGCTCGTGCAAAAGGTGGTGTTTCTTATGAAGTAAGAAATGCTTTGCAGGAAGGCGTAGATACAGAAGGCGGATACCTTGTGCCGGATGAATTTGAAAAGACACTTGTTACATCTCTTCGCCAGAAGAATGTAATCCGTGACCATGCACATGTATTTACCACTAACAGCGGTTCACACAAAATTCCGATTGTAACAACAAGAGGTACAGCTTCTTGGGTTGATGAGGAAGGTGCAATTCCCGAAGGTGACGATGTATTCGGTCAGCAGCAGATTGGTGCCCATAAGGTAGGCACTTTGATTAAGGTTTCTGAAGAACTCCTTAACGATTCTGCATTTGACCTTGAGAGCTATTTTGCAACCGAGTTCACAAGACGAATCGGCGACAAGGAAGAAGAAGCATTCCTCGTGGGCGATGGTCAGGGCAAACCTCTCGGCATTCTTGCTGCAACAGGTGGTGCTGAAGTCGGTGTAACCGCTGCTTCTTCTACTGCTATTACAGCAGACGAGATTATCAATCTGTTTTACAGCCTTGAAGCTCCGTATCGTAAAAATGCGATTTGGATTTTGAACGATTCAACTATTGCCGCAGTGAGAAAGCTCAAGGATACAACTGGACAGTATTTGTGGCAGCCTGCTCTCCACGAAGGCGGACACGAGACCTTGCTCGGCAAGAAAATCTACACCTCTCCCTTCGTTCCTGAACTTGCAGCCGGAGCAAAAACTGTGGCATTCGGTGATTTCAGTTTCTATTGGATTGGTGATAGACAGGGTGTAACCTTCCGCAGACTCAATGAGCGTTATGCTGATACAGGTCAGGTTGGTTTCCTTGCAACAAAGAGACTTGATGGCAAGTTGGTACTTCCCGAAGCAATCAAGGTTCTTCAGATGAAAGGTACAACTTCTGCCTAATTAACGAAAGCGAGGGTTGATAATGAATAATCTGCTTACACGGCTGAAAGCCAATTTAATTATTGAACACACCGATGACGATGCTTTTTTGAAAAAGTTGTTGTCCGTGGCTGTGGCATACGCAGAGAGTTATCAGCACCTTCCAATGGGTACATATCAATCCTCAAATATGTCGGAAACCACCTATCAAGCCGTTATTATGCTTGCTTCTCATTTATATGAAAGCCGTGATGGTTCGACGGGTGGTTTCTTTGCAGACAATGTTCAAGCGAGTCAGCAGGTTTGGAATGTTGTAAATAGCCTGCTCCGCTTGGACAGAGATTGGAAGGTGTAAGCTATGAGCTTTGGCAAAATGAACACTTACATTAATTTCTTTTATAAAGCTCAAGCAAAAGATGACGAGGGTTTCAAACAGGAAACCGAGGTGTGGCTCAAAAGCATACGTGCATATCGTGAGGGTCGGCATGGAACTGAAAAATGGGCAAATCGTGCTGCCTTCACGGATGCAACAGACCTTTTCCGCATACGAAATGTTCCCGATTTTACACCTACTACCGATATGCTTATTGAGTATAAAGGAGAGATGTTTGAGATTACTTCGGTCGAGGATGTGAAAGGTCGAGGTATGTATATAGAAATTCTCGCAAGGCAGGTGAAACCGAGTGGCTAAATGTACTGTTAAACTGCCGGAGGAACTTCTCTCAAAACTCTCACGCCTCGGCACTCAAAGTGATGCGATTGCCGAACGTGTTTTGAAAGCCGGGAGTGATGTAGTTCTTGCAAAGGTGAAAAGCAATCTTTCTACCGTTATCGGAAGCGGAGTGAAATTCGATAAGCGTTCCACCGGAGAACTTGAGCGTTCTCTCGGTGTTACCCCGGTAAAGGTTGACAAGGAAGGCAATCACAATGTAAAGATAGGCTTTTCAGAACCCCGTTCCGATGGCGAGAGTAATGCTAAAATTGCAACCATTATTGAATATGGTAAATCGGGACAGCCTCCGAAACCTTTTTTGAAGCCTGCAAAGTCATCTTCCAAAGATGCCTGTGTGAGTGCTATGAAACGCAAACTTGAAGAAGAGGTGGGAAATTTATGAGCTTACTTTCGGAAATAACATCCATTGCAAGGAAACTAAATATATCAGCAGAAACGGGTGTGTTTTCCGGGACATCACCTGATCAGTATCTTGTAATTACACCCGTTTCCGATAATTTGACTCTTATGGCAGATAACGAACCTAATGCTGAAGTGCAAGAGGTTCGCCTTTCCATTTTTTGCAAAGGCAATTATAACTCAATTAAAAATAGTTTGACCCGTGAAATCCTCAATGCTGATATAACTATTACAGACCGCAGATATATCGGACACGAGGATGACACGGGGTTTCACAATTACGCCATTGACGTGGCAAAATTATACGAATTGGAGGTATAGATTTATGGCAACAATCGGTCTTGACCAGCTTTATTATGCAACAATTACAGAAGATACTGAAGGCAATGAAACCTATGGTAAGCCTGTAAGACTTGCAAAGGCTATGACAGCAGAGCTTTCTGTTGAACTTGCTGAAGCAACACTTTATGCGGATGATGGTGCTGCGGAGGTTGTAAAGGAATTTCAGTCCGGCACACTCTCACTTGGTGTGGATGACATTGGTTCAACTGTTGCAAGTGAACTGACAGGAGCAACAATTGACGAAAATATGGTGTTGATTTCAACGGCTGAAGATGGCGGTTCGCCTGTTGCTGTAGGTTTCCGTGCTAAAAAGGCAAACGGAAAATACAGATATTTTTGGCTTTATAAAGTCAAGTTCGGTATTCCCGCAACAAGCCTTACTACAAAAGGTGAAAGCGTTGAATTTTCAACGCCTACAATTGAGGGTACTGTTATGAGAAGAAACAAAGTTGATGATTCCGGCAAGCATCCGTGGAAAGCTGAAGTAACCGAAGGTGATAATTCTCTTGCAACTGCAACAATAGAGAATTGGTTTTCTACTGTTTACGAACCATCTTATTCATAAGGAGGAACTGAAAAATGAATGATAACGAAAGAACTGCAACAATTAAAATCGGTGATGAGGAATACAACCTCATTCTGACCACAAAGGCTACAAAGGAAATCGCAGGACGATATGGTGGTTTGGAAAAGCTCGGCGATAAGCTGATGAAATCCGAGAACTTTGAAATGGCTCTCGGTGAAATAGTGTGGCTTATTACTCTTCTTGCCAACCAGAGTATCCTTATTCATAATCTTAAGCACAAGGACGCACCGAGAGAGCTTCTCACGGAAGATGTGGTTGAACTTCTGACAAATCCCCTTGATTTGGGTGAATACAAAGAAGCAATCACCGAAGCTATGTATAAAGGTACAAAGCGTAATGTAGAAAGCGAAGCCGACACAAAAAACGCACAAGTCGAGTAAGTGACGAAGAGTTATTTACTCGGCTTTTATATTACGGATTGGCACATCTTCATCTTTCCTATGATGAGGTGTGCCTTATGCCTTTTGGTCTGCTTCTTGACCTTTGGGAATGTCACAAACAATATAACGGCATAGCAAAGCCGAAGCAAGAAACATTCATTGATGACATTATTCCTTATGGAATATAATAAAACCCCACCTGACTTGTAGTTCAGATGGGGTTTGCATCAAAGATTATGTTTTTCTGCCCGGTGCTGTGCTATATCGTAAACTTCATCATCGGCTCTTGCTCCTATAACAACAACGAGCATTTGACCATCGATTTTTACGAGTTTATACACGACACGGATACCTGCACTTTTGAGCTTAATTTTCAAAAATCCTGAAAGATTATTCCCTTGCTTGTTTCCAAGTGGTTTTCCATAACCGCCTTCGGATGCAGGCAGCGGATTTTCAAGAACCTTGTTGATTGCTTTTGTAACCATTATCTTTTGGTTTCCTGCAAGTTCAGCAAGGTCTTTTGCTGCTTCGGGTAGATAGCCGAGTTTCCATTTCATTCAATTTCCACCTCGCCGATTGCATCCAAGTCTTCCTGTGTAATGCCAAGTTCCTTATACAGGTCTTCGGCAGCGATTACAGTAGAAGGGTCAAAGTGTGCCATACGCTCTGTTGCAACAGCAAGCAGGCGTGCGTCATTCACTTCATCCATAATGCGGATATATTCATCGGGAGCTAAAAGAACACATTCCGCTGCGTTGTTTTTCATAACAACTTTAGCGCCAGTCTGCTTTACTTCCTCGAATATTTTTCCGGCAAGACCTCTGTTAAACAAGGAAATGGAAATTGTATCTTTGATTGCACTTGCGATATTAGCCATATTGCTCACCTCCGTGATTATAGTATAACACAACAATAATAATTTGTCAATAGTTTTACTGATAAATACGCTGACAAACATATTGACATTCTTATCAGTAATATTATATGCGTTTTCAAATGAAAATTGCAAGTAATTTTTGTAAATTTGAAAGGAGGCGGTTAACATGGCAGATGATTTTGGTTTCAAGATAGGTCTTGAAGGTGAAAAAGAATTCAAAAAAGCCTTATCTGATATTAATCAGTCTTTTAAGGTTCTCGGCTCGGAAATGAAGCTTGTGGAATCGCAGTTCACAAAGAACGATAATTCTGTAGAAGCATTAACGGCTCGAAACAAGGTTCTCGGTTCTGAAATTGATGCACAGAAAAGCAAAATCGAAACCTTAAGAGCTGCCCTTGAAAATGCTTCCTCTTCTTTCGGTGAAACTGACAGACGAACACAAAATTGGCAGATACAGTTAAATAATGCTCAAGCAGCCTTAAATGGTATGGAGCGTGAACTTGATGCCAACAACAAAGCATTGGAACAAGCACAGCAAGAGCTGGATGATGCTGAAAACTCTGCTGATGAATTTGGCAATGAAGTCGAGGATGCCGGAAATCAAAGCGACGATGCGAAAGGTAAATTTGAGGGGTTGGGTACAGTATGTAAAGCGGCGGGAGCTATGATTGCAACTGCATTTACTGCTGTATCTGCTGCAGCAATCGCTGCCGGAAAGGCACTCGTTGATATGTCTGTCAATGGTGCTGCTTATGCCGATGAAGTATTGACAACTTCAACTCAAACAGGCATTGCAACCGATAAGCTCCAAGAATATATGTATGCCGCAGAACTTGTGGATGTTTCAACAGGAACTCTCACCAAATCTATGGCAAAACAGATAAAGAGTATGAAGGCTGTTCAAGACGGAACTAAACTCTCGGTTGAAGCCTATGATGCTCTTGGTGTTTCGGTACTTGATTCAAATGGCAAGATGCGTGATTCGGACACCGTGTATTGGGAGGTTATTGACGCTCTTGGCAAAATGGAAAATGAAACCGAGCGTGATGCCCTTGCAATGCAAATCCTCGGTAAATCAGCACAGGAATTAAACCCACTTATTGAAGCAGGAGCTGACAAAATGACCGAGCTTGGCGAGCAAGCAAGAGCAGCCGGGTATGTTGTCAGCGAAGATATGCTTAATGCTTATGGTGCCCTTGATGACCAGCTCCAATACTTAAATGTCGGTGCAACAGCCGCCAAGAATGCTCTCGGAACAGTTCTTCTTCCTGTGCTTACTGATTTGGCAGGAGAAGGTGTTGACTTGCTTGGTGAGTTTACAAACGGCATCCTCGCCGCCAATGGTGATATTGGGCAGATGTCAAATGTCATCGGTGAAATTCTTCCAAAAGCACTATCTTCGGTTATGGAGTACGTGCCGGAGCTATTAGAAATCATCGGTTCGATTGTCGGTTCGCTCGGTCAAGCAATAGTCGATAACCTTCCGCAGATAGTAAGCTCTGCTACGCAGATTATATTTGCTATTTTAAGTGGTCTTATAGAGGCTTTGCCTCAAATAACGGAAGGTGCTCTGCAATTAGTTCTTGCTCTTGTGAACGGACTTATTCAAAATCTACCAATGATACTTGAAGCCGCAGTTCAGATGATTGCAACTCTTGTAACGGGAATTGCAAATGCTCTACCGACTCTTATCCCGGCAGCAATTCAAGCCATTGTTACTGTAGTGCAGGGGTTGGTAAACAATCTGCCGATGATTTTGGATGCAGCTCTACAACTCATCACGGGACTCGCACAAGGTATTCTTAACGCACTCCCGGTTCTTATTGCTGCACTTCCTGAAATCATAAACGGCATCGTTACCTTCTTGGTAAATGCTATACCGCAGATTATCCAGACAGGAATTCAGCTTTTAACATCACTTGTTCAGGCATTGCCGGAGATAATCACAGCGATTGTTCAGGCTATACCGCAGATTATTGAGAATATCATCACAGCCGTAATGGAGGCTATACCCCTTATTGTTCAGGCGGGTATAGACTTGCTTGTTTCTTTAATTCAAGCATTGCCACAGATTATAACAACAATTGTTGGAGCTATTCCGCAGATTGTCGGTGGTCTTGTAAGTGCTATCGTTGGGAACATTGATAAGATAATTATGGCAGGGGTTCAACTTCTCGTCGCTTTGGTTCAGAATACACCGACTATTATTGTAGAAGTTGTAAAAGCAATACCCCAAATTATAAAAGGTCTTATTGATGCAATAATCAGTTTCGTACCGCAGATTGCCAATGCCGGACTTAACCTTATCAAAGGATTATGGAATGGTATTTCAGATGCTGGCGAATGGTTATGGAACAAGATATCAGGTTTCTTTGGTGGTGTAATGGATAAAATTAAGAACTTCTTCGGTATCCATTCACCTTCAACTGTATTTGCAAGTCTCGGTGGCTATATGGCGGAAGGTCTTGGACAAGGGTTCGGCAACGAAATGGATGGTGTCGGAGATGATATGACTGAAGCTACAGCAGAGGCAGCAGACCTTACAGGCAAAAGTGCTGTTGAAGCTATCAAGAACGGCATCCTTAACAATATGGAGATGCTTGATGAACCTATTTCAGAACTTGTTCTTCGCTTCGGTGAGCTTATGACAGAACTGTTTCCTGAAATAGCATCTCTTGGTGAAACAACAGACAATGCAATCGCAGAAGGGATTGCGGAAAACAGCGAAAGCACAATTTTAGAGCAAATGCGTTTATTGGTGGAAAAAATAAAGGCGCTTTACTTATCCTTCCGTTCTCAGTTTATTGTAATCGGTCAGCAGATTATGGAAGGTATCGGAGAAGGTATTACATCACGTAGCTCGTGGCTTAACCGCTTGATGCAAAGTTATATTCGAGAAATGAAACGCCGAGTTGAATCAATGCTTGGCATTCACTCTCCGTCTCGTGTCTTTGCAAAAATCGGTGGCTATATGGCTGAAGGTATGGGTGTCGGTTTTGAAAAGGAAATGAACACCGTCCGCAAGCAAATGGAAAATGCAATTCCCACAACACTTTCGAGTGTAGGTGGTCTTTCCACAGCCGACCTTGTAAACGGACTTGTCGGTGGTCTTTCACCCGTGCTTGCAGGAGCAAACGGCAAACCAATCGAACTCAAAGTTAACCTTGACGGAAAAACAGTCGCAAAGACTGTGTTTGACCCGTTAAAGGATGTATCAAAGCAAAGGGGTGTTTCACTTGGATAAAATCAAAATATATAATTACGAAAAGACAAAATCCATCACGATGCCTCGAATTAAAGACATTACTGTCGGTGCTGAAGAGGAATCAAAAAAGACAACGATGGCTTCCGCAAAAATCGTAAAAGATGTAATCGGTTTTCGTCCCACGGTCTCTGCATCGTGGGACTATGTTCCGGCTTCTACTATTACAGAGCTTATATCCCTCATCCGTCAAGGGACATTTCTTTGGGTGGAATATCCATCACCAACAGGAGATACCGCCGGGTATTTTGACATTGAATACCCAAGCTGTAATGTTTTTTGCTATAAAAACGGAGTTGCAGTTTGGCACAATGTCTCTCTTGATATGACCGCACAGGAGGTGGTTTAATGCTCGAAACGGCAAAAGGATATAATCCATACACAGACACGAGAAAATGCGGAATTATAGTAACCTTTGAAATGGTCGATGTTGATGCCGCAGAGACAACCATTCCTTCGGCTACGGATGAGTGTGAAATGTCAAAACTCCATCAAACCCACAACAGTCTTGAAGGTATGGCAAAAAAATATGCAATGCTTGAACGGGACTTTTGGAAACTTGACGGAACATATATTCTTCCGCAAAAAGACCTTGTACCCTATGAGCAAACGGGTTGGTGGAGCGAAAAAATATCAAATGAAAATGGCGTGTTTGAGGAGCATCCTATCCTGATTTTTGAGTGGGATTCACCTCAATCAAGTGTTGGTTTCACTTTGTTTTTTGATGATGTTGCAAATCAATACCCGACCTCATTCCGAGTGACCGCTTACGATGAAAACGGACTCATTATAAAAAGGGCGATTGTTGAAAATAACTCCGTGAAATGCGAGGTTAATGTTCCCATTGAAAACTATCGAAGGGTTGAATTTGAGATGCTTCAAACAAGCGAACCTAACCGTCGTGTAAGGCTTACAGAGGTTATCTTCGGAGTTATTCAAAGGTTTAATACAAGCAATGTGGTCTCGGCTTCCGTTGATTATGAGTTCTCACCAATAAGTGAGAGCCTTCCGACTTCCGAGTTCACCCTCACAATCGACAATGCGGATGCTTCTTGGAATATGGCAAACCCCAAAGGTGTATATGCATATCTTCAGCAAACGCAGCCGCTTGATGTATATTTCCAAATCAATGGCGAAAGCGTGTTTATGGGCAGATATTTCTTTGCAAAAGCAAGTGCCGAGGACGATTCAATGACTGCAAAAATCACAGCCTACGATAAGGTTTATTGGCTCGACTCCATAAAATATCGAGGCGGTGAGGATGGAACTTGGACTTTTGAACAGGCAATCTCGACTATAATCTCAAGCAGCGGTCTTGGTCTTACATACACGATGAGTGATGAACTTGCAGGACGAGAAGTTATGCGTAGCCTTCCAAAAGAATGTTCTTGCCGTGAAGCAATCTGCCACCTTGCAATTGCAGCACGCTGTTCGGTGCTTCTCGACAGAAATGCAAACCTTGTATTCTTTGACCCACTCATCGAAGCAAGAGCTGTTGATTCACTTGACTACGATGTAATGGCTACTATGCCGAAGATTACTGTCGGTGAAAAAATAAATGCAGTCGAGCTTACTGTCAAGAATGAGTACACAGAGAAAGAAACCGTATGGTCAGCAACTGACAGTTCAATCGATGAAATTCCGCAAGTTTCAGAACACTCAAATCCTGTAAGTGCAGATGGAACATCAACAGCAGAGTGGCTTCTTGAAATGCTAAAGCGTAGAATTTCTTATGCAGTTTCCGAGCGTGGCAATCCTGCCCGTGAAATTGGTGATTCAGTTATCATTTACGATGCCTATGGTGGTGCAAGAAAAGCTGTTGTAACAAAGCAAAGTTTCAACTTTGATGGAGGTCTTTCTTGCGACACGGAGGTGAACGCAAATGGATAGTTTGATTTACAACCGAGAAACCCCAGTGCCTTTGAACTTTGAAGACCTTAACCGCATTGAGAGTTGGACGCAGATGCTTGCGGATTATTTAAACACATATGATTATGCAGTTGTGGTTTTCACAAGAGAATGGTTGCAGTCGGACATCCCGTGGCAGGATGAAATTGACCGAATCAGAAAGAACATTGAAAAGCTGTACAAGGCTTATCACTATCTCCCAGAATGGAAAGAAATCACCTATACAAACAGCTTTGATTACTACCAAATAAATGTACTTGAGTGGGACTTGCAAACAATATACACTTGGCTTAACCGCATGGTGTCAATTTTTTGGCACTCTGCGGAATTTTATTGTAACGAAGGAGGGATTGCATGATTGAAGTAAAAGACAGAATTCCGAAAAAACCGAACCGAATATTGATTACTCCTGAAAACGGCTCTGCTCCTTTTTATGCTACTTGGCAAAGAGCCGATGAGCCGATTGAGGAAGGCACACCCATAAACAAAGTCCTTTTTGACAGTATTGAGGAGGGTGGCTTTTCCTTCACAGGAGTTGATGATATAGAAATTGAAGCACAGAAAATCACAACAAATGCCGAATGGACAACGGTCAAATTCAATCGACCTTTTTCCGGCATTCCTCGAATTTTCACCGCAACTCAAGGCACATATATTGTTGCCGTAAAAAACATCACGAGAACGAGCTGTCAAATAGCCGTATATTCACCAACAACCTATGCAGGTTATGTTGCAGCTTCTTCAGGCGGAAGTTGTAATAAAAGCGTTAGTATTGTTAACGGCTTTGAATTTGCGTCGGTTTCGGTTGATGTGCTTATAGTTTACGATGGAGGTGTTAACTTATGATTCCGCTTTTGCAGAATGATTATTATAAATATTTGCAGATGTTCCGTGGGAACTACCTCAAAGGAGCATCTCTTTTAAGGTCTTTACTTAATGACCCAACAACCCGTGAACAGCTACTTGTAAACCTCCCGGCTTTGTCTGCTATCTTTACTGACTTTTCAAAGACCGAAGCGAATAAGCTCTGCTACGAGATTCTTTCAGAAAAAAGCTACTATGAGGATGCATTGATGTTTTACCTTCGTGGCATTGAAGCAACCACGCACCAAACTGTAGAGGAACTGTTAAACGATGAGGACAATGTGATTGCTTTACTTAAGAATACTGAACTTGAACCATTGTTCCAAGAAAATGTGGAACTGTACAATCGAGCTTTAAAGAAGCAAGCAACACTTGATGAATTAAAAAAGCCTGAAAATATTGATGTTTTGCTTGATGGTCAAGTTCTTGATTTGCTTTCTGCCATTTCACAAAGAACAAGCACAAATATTTACACATCCTACAACACCTACTACAACTCTTTTGATGGGGACACTTGCGAATTCGATGCCAATGAATACTATTACGACTCTTATCCTATTTATGATTGGATGATTGTAGACGAGGAAACAGAGCAAGTATTTCTCCCTGCATATCTTCGCACAAGACTAAACTCCGCATCAACCTATTATTACTATCCGGCAGTTTATAAATACGACATCCCGACAAAAACTTGGTCATTGCTTCATGTTGCAGAGACCACTACGAAAATTACGGATTCCACGAAAGCAACCAAAGCTGTCGCATATGACCCAGAAGAAGATTTACTGTATATGTTCTATCGTCCGAACACAACCGTTCAGATGTATTGCGACATTATACGAGCAAGCACAGGAGTTGCTATTATGACGGCTATCGATGTGGGAAGTGTTGGAAGCACATCGTATATGACACCTTTTTATTGTTGCTTCGACAAAGAAAATAAGGTGGCAAAGTATGTGTGGGCGGCAGGTGCAGTAAGCTCCACTAACTCTACCTATGGTTGGCTTTATGGTTGTTCGGTCGGAAAAAATGGTCTTGTTTGGCAAGGTATTGTTGCTACACCGAAAAGCGAAAGAACAAGCTATTCGAGTGAAATGCAGGCAGTCAATTATCCGTACAAAATGTCCTGCCCTAAAGGTGCTTATGTCTGTGCTTTTTCAAACACGAGCAATTCCTCTACGGCTTGTACCCTCGGATTTGTTGTTCATTCCGGCACAAAGATGGTTGCTAAATATTTGGAAATTGCCGCAAATACCGATTATTCAAATATGTATAGTCCATCCTCACAAATGGTCACCGAGGACGGTTTGCTTTATATGTACTTTAATAAAGCCACTTATAAAAGCAGCACCTACAATGTTGTACTTGTGATTGACATTGAAAGTGCAAAAATCGTAAAAGAATACACCTCTTCAACTTCTTATACTTACACTCTTTACCTTTCATCTCTTTTGAAGAAGGGTGGCTTTTTGAATTCGCAAGAAGGGTCGCTATACACATTTGTTGGAAAGGATGGAAATGGGAAAGCTGTGGAATGCCAAATTGACCATTTGCCTTCAATTTTCACAACCGAACAGCATCGCCCGTGGGGTACTGAAAGGTACAAGATATATCCACAAAGCAGTTCCTCTTGGACTTTGTACGATTACAAAGGAGGTTTTGTCGAATGAAATTAAATGGAATTAAATGTACGAATTACACCGCCGGGGAGCTATTCTCGGCGGTTATTTATGAGACAGATACAGAAGCAATAAAAGCCATTGACCCGGAACGGCTCATAGTTCAGGCAGATGATGGAACTGCTATAGAAGAGTTTACCGCTTACGGTAGGCTCTTTTCTGTTAAGCACAACCTTGTGGATGAAACCTATGTTGTGGAATTTTCAAAAGTTACGGGGACAGAGAAAAAGCTATCCGAGATTGAGGAGTTCGGCAAACAGCTCGGAGCAAAAATCGATGAATCAAAGAATGTTACGACCATTGTCTTTGCTGCTCTCGCACACAACGAAACCCTCGATGATGTAACCATTACCGAACACGCTGACATTTTTCCGAAATGGGACGAAAATTGGACGGGCAAAAAAGGAACTATCGTCCGTGATGGAAACACCCTTTATCGTTCTATTCACGATGTCGGTAAAGGTCAGAATGTTAAACCCTCCGATAATCCGTCTATGTGGACACCTATCGGAGACCCTCGTGAGGAGTTCCCAAAGTGGAGTCAACCGCTTGGA